AGTAGCGGTAGAAATGCTAGTATAGGTTACAGTTCCAAGTGAAACAGCCGTATCAGGCACCAAACCAAGCACGCGAACGGGCAAGGATGATGTGGTAGCGGGCGTATCGCTAGGGGCCAACGCTGCATTTTTGGAATTGCCAGTTGCAGTGCTACCTGTGTTATTAATCATAGCCAAATTTTGACCAATCATTGCACGGGCACCGGAAGCAACAGTAGTTCCAGATGAGCAAACCACAGCTTTAAAGACCGCATCAGGGTCATCACTAACAATAGCAACCGCATCACCAGCCGCAGTTGATGCGGGCCAATATTGCGAGAAGGTCAACTGTTTAGTAACAGGGTTTGTGTAACGGCATCCCAAAAAGATACCTGTTTGATTGCCTGCTGTACCAGTAGATACAGACAGACGCACGATTTCACCACGAGACAATCCTACATAATCACCGTAGAAAATGTTTGTAGAGTAACCGTTAGTAATCGGATATTCACGAGTAGAACCCGCAAATACCTGACCTCCGATCAAATTGATCGGTTTTAGCCCATAAGGGGCGTCAACAACCGGATAAGCCATAAAAGACTCCTATTTAAATTTAAGTACCTTTACCAAAGCTAGACGAGGACTTATTCTCTTTGAAGAGTGGCATCCGCGCATCACTTTGACGCATAAGGTTGTTGTCTACAGCTTCAGTTTGAGATTGTGTCAACTTAGCAAAGTGTGCATTTCGTTGATCAACAAACTCTTTTGGAGTTTTGCAAAGTAACAACCCGCCAATTTCAACATTGTCTTTGTATCGACTTGCTGGATCGGCTAACAGTCTAAATTTTGGTTGCTCTTCTAAAGTAACTGGCTCCCAGCCTTCACGCAATTTGCTTGAAAGGTTACGAGGGTCAGCTGCATTCAAATTAGCAACACGAATCCAACGATAACGGTAGTCCGGGTGCTTGTCGGGTTCAGGTAGAAGTTCAGCTTGCTGCCACTGTTTAGGACGTTCAGCCATCAATCTATCTTCAAGTTCACGCGGTTTTCTGTTTTCAGCCATTATTGGCCTCCATTTCGAGTTTCGCCTTGGCATATTGCTCGGGCGTTAAATTTAGTTTTTTGGCCAAGCTCATTTCAGACGGATTCAAACGAACCCTCTTAGGAGAAGTTGACCTTGTAGCCGGTGCTACGACCGAGCTTCTTCGAGCGACTGGGCGCTCATTTTGTTCCGCTTCTTCCTCAAATTTCTCGGGGAAACGCTTGCGGATGGTTGCGTCTATCTTACGATAATACTCTTGTGATGAAACCTGAACACCTTCGCGCTTGAGTCTCTCATGGAGGCCTAGAGCCAAACTGGTCATCTCTTCATCTTCTCCGAACCACGGATTTTCCTGTTGCCATGCTTGCGCGCTGGGGTCAGGACGGAACTGTGGTGCCGGCTGTGATTGCATTTGTACAGGAGTTTCTTCCTCTTGTAAAGCCGGTGGCCGAAAATTCTTTACTTTTTCGGTTTTGAGAGTTGCTTGGGTAAGACGTTCCTGCGCTTCCATGACCTTATCAGTGTCGCCAGAGTCATAGGCTTCACGATAGGCGCGCTTGGCCGCTTCCATCTCCATGGCCACAGCTTTCTGAACGCTCATAAGCACGTTCTTCTCGCTGTTATTAAGGTTTGACTTGAGCCGCTGGTTCTCTTGCATTACCTTTTGAGCAAAGGCAATAGCCTCTTGTTGCTCCCGTAAGGCGTTTTCTTTCTCACGGCGTTCATCGTGAGCCAGCTTCTTCATCTGGATTAGCTTCTTTTTGACCTTACTGGAATAGTCTTCCAGCTCATCGTTATAAAGCTCTTCCTTCACATTGTCCGGCAGAGGGGGCTTGCCGCGATCCTCTGCTGGCGTGTTGTCTTCTACGTCAATGATGATCTGTTCATCAGTTTGATCGTCTTCAGTCGTGACTTTTACGTCTTCCTGTTCATCTGGGAATTTAAAAGTTTCAGCCATGTCGTTCCTTATTTGCGGCGGATGCCACGTGGATCGTCTACTACGCCCTCAACAGAATCGTCATTGATCACACGGAATTCCTTGCCGTGAATGACCAGTCGCGTTCCTGAGTTGGGTCTAATCAAGATAAAGTCACCCTTCTTGCAGTACGGGCCAGATGGGAATCGGCTTTCGTCCTTGTAGCAATCTGGGCCCATGTCCACTACAAATAACACAGTGGTCAAGGTTTCCTCAATCATGAGAGTTTCTTCCGCTTTTACGAGTCCGGACTCTCCATATTCCTTCTCTATCTCTGGGATAGCGCAAAGGATTCTGTAACCAGATGGGCGGGGAAGTTGTTTAGCCTTCTCCTCTGGCTTTGTGTTCAAGATCTTGGATAAATCCACGGCCTTGGTAATGTCGAGATTCGAAATCTCACTCGTCATCGTCATCGTTTGTTACTCTTTCTTGTAGGTCTATGATGTATAAACGTGCAGTGAGTAGACCTTTCACCTCTCCACACATTCTCTTGTACTCCGGAAAATCTTCAGCCTTGCCATCGGCTATTGACATCTGGAGTTGGGATACTTTGTCATCTATCTTTGAAGCTAGAAGTTTTAGATATTTGTCGATCATTGTTTGTTCCTCATCATTTCAGCCATGAGTTTGTTCTTCTCTGACTGAGCGTCTTGGGCTAGTTCCATCTGATCTTTTTGTATCGTAGCTTGCAAGCGCGCCATATCAATATCCTTTTGGGTAGCGATACGATCACGTTCGATCTGCTGCTGCGATTGTTTGAGCTGGGCATCAGTAGCATCCTTCTGAGCCTTACGCTGTACCTCTTGACCTTTGAGCGCCAACTCTTGTTGTTGCATCTGGATCAGAGGATCTTGTTGCATAGCCGCCGCTTGAGCTTGTTGGGCTTGTGCGGTATTGGCCTGCAGTAACTGGGCACTTGCCTGCGCGATGAGCTGTGACAGCTGGACTTCGACATCCTCTGGCAACTTCTCGTTGGGGCCGGGCAAAGGCACACCCATTTGCTTCTCTATCAACTGGCGATAGTGGAAACCTAAGTGATCGGCAATGTGAGCTTGCATAGAAGCCATGATCATATTGGCTTGTGGGTTTTGGCCTATGGTCTTCATGATCAACGGGTCTTGCATGAACGTCTGGTGGGTAGCAATGTGGGCTTGTTGATCTTGATAGATAAACGCCTTCATTGGCTCGCCCTTCAGTGCGGCCATGTTCTCGCTGACTGGGTCTTTTGGCATCTGGTCATCAGGCAGCGGCACCAGCTTCTGGGCGTTCTTAACACCGAGTACATCAAGCATCTGTCTGTGGAGCTGTGGTAGATCATAGATCTGGGGAGCCTGTTGGGACAGCTGGATAACCGCCTGATACTGCACAATCTTCTGCGCCATCGTGGCCGCATTGGGATCGCTCACAGGGATCACATCGACTAAGTCATAGTCAGATTGTTTCGCCTTGCGGGATCCTTCTTCGGGTTGGTAGGAATACTCAGCTGGTGTGTAGTCTCTGATAATGTCGCGTAGAAGAGCCAGCTCTTGCTTAAAGGAATAGTGAATGCGCGCTTGAACGGCAGTCATTACCTTAAGCTGTCTCTCAAGGATGGCCAGTGTCGTACCAACGGGAGAATTGGCAGACATATCGGCAACTTGGATGTCAGCTGCAGAAGCAAACTTGCGGCCTTCTTCAACAATCTTATCAAGAAGCGCGGCCAGAACCTGTGATGGCTCTTTGTATGGCAGAGGCATGATGTTCTCTGCAATAGATCCGCTTGGTACGTCCACATCGCGCCACTCAGCTGGGCCGATTGGGGTATCGTCACCTTTAACCCTGAGTCCACGGGTCTTAAAGCCACCGGGTAAGTTGGCCAGTGTCCCTGCATCCACCAATTGACGCAGAATTGACGTACCAGACTTGGCAAACGCGCCGACAAGGTGAATCAAGCCAAAACAGTAGAAGCCAAAGCCGGGAACGTAGCCATAGTGGACGTAGTGCTGGCGCTTAGTGTGGAGTTTGTCGCCTTGTTTCCAGTTTCTGCGAATAGCCAGACACTTCATGCTTCCGTGTTCTACAGTCACGATGTAAGGCAGGGCAATTCCAGTAGGTTCTCCGTCTTTATCGGTGTGCTCGTAGCCTTCAAGGTCAAGCTCTACGTTCATCTCAAGGATTTTGTAGCGGTCATCCGACAAAGCGCGGAATCCCATCTTCTCGGCAATCTTTTTCTCTACCTCATCCAGCGTATTGTTGGGCTCTCCCAAATCAATGTCGGCATAGAATCCAGCAACTTGTAACTTACGCAGTTCGTTCTCGGTTTTTCGCATAACGTGCGTAACGCGAGGGGACGTTTGAATGTCGGACGCGCCGTAAGGCACAACCAGATCTTCAGCCGGGACGAATATTGATGTTTGTCTGTCAAAACTTGGATCAAAGTAGACTTTCTTAAAGGCGTTACCTGAAAGGCCAAGACCCCAGACCATTCTTTCGTGCTCTGGGCGGAACTCCGTCATCACATCCGTTAGTTGATAGTTCATATCATCCTGTACACGGGTGGCGGCGTCTTTTTTCTCGGGGGTTTCCTTGCCAATGATCTGAGTCTTTACCGGCCCAGCGGCAGGAAACGTGCTCATCATGATTTCAGCTTGGAATTTGACCAAAGCTTCTGACAGGAGGGGATGGTAAACACCGCAAGCACCAATCCAAGGGTCTGCTCGCTCTTCAATCTTCATCCCTAAGAGCTCTAAACCGTCTACATAGGTCTGCATCCAGTCTTTACGGGAGTTGACGTCATCGTCATAGTCACCAATCAGGTCAGTAACGATGCCAGTCACCACTGATTCGGGTAGATAGTCTACTAAGTTGGCGTCAAAATCGTCTTCTTCACCGCCGTCAATCTTAATTTCCATGCCACCAACGTTAATTGTTACCTCTTCAGGGTCAACAATCTCAATTTCGATACCTTGATTGTCTTCTGATTCAGGCATCAGGGCTTCTAGTCCCTCTGGTGCGGCGTAAAGTGATTTTTCAATGGACATATGTATCCTTAATAGTAAGAAACTTTGCGTCTAAACGAACGAACTTCGTCTTCTTCGTCCGTCTGCAAGCGTATAAACCCGCCTTTTCTGAACCTTATCAGAGCCTGCGTAGATGAGTCAACTAAGTCATCATGGTCTGAGTTGGGGAATGCAGCCATCTCTTCCATCAACTCATCAGCCCAGCGCGTAGCTGGCGCCCAAACCTTACCACTGGCAAACAAATCAGATACAGAATTGATCCTCACCATCTTATCATTACCCCTAGATGGCGTAAACTCTTGAACAGGTATTCCCATTGCCCGAAGTTCGTAAATCAACGGCGCTCCTGACGCCTTGGCCTCAACGATAAACGCATCTGGCTCCCACTCTTTATAGTGGTTAAAGGCTTTCTCTTTTAACTCTGGGAATTCCATCCGCTTTTTAAACGCATCAAGCAAAATAATATTTGCGTCATTCTGGTTCTCATTTAAATAGAACACTCCCCAAGTCGTACAGGCGGAATAGTCAGAGCGTTCGTTTTTCGTAAACGCCGTATCCCAAGACTGGATCACAAACTCACACTTAGGTGGGTCTTCGTTTGTCCATTCTTTCCACCACTCCCTCTTAACAATCGCGCCTTGTTCACTGGTAGGGCTTTGTTGGTACTGGGCATTCCATTCAGATGCAGGAAGTTCAGACTGTAGGGCGTGGAGTTCTTCTAGGCTCCAAAACTCTGGCCATAGGGGATTCCCACTCGGGAGAATCGCAGGGAAGTCAATCACCTCCCAATCGTCATTTCCGTCCTTGTCTATCGCAGACTGAAGGATCCGGCCAGTCAAATCCCGTTTAGCCCAGCGCGTCATCACAACAATGATCGCCCCTCCAGGCTGAAGACGCTGGCGAGGCCCAGAGGTGTACCACTCATAGACTTTATCAAAGACTGTAGGATCTCCTGCGGCCAAGGCGGCTTCTTGCTCAGAGTGGGGATCATCAATGATCAATAGGTCAGCACCTTTACCCGTCACTGTACCGCCTACACCAATAGCGAAATACTCTCCGTTCTTATTGGTAGACCAGCGCCCAGCGGCTTTGCTGTCAGACCTTAAATTAACATTGGGGAATATCTTAGAGAACGGCTCACTGGCTACTAAGTTACGAACCTTACGTCCGAAACCAACGGCGAGTTCTGCGGTATTGGAACACTGAATGATCTTCTTACTAGGATCCCGTCCAAGAAACCAAGCCGGTAGCATATAGGATGCAAACTCAGACTTTGTATGCCGAGGGGGCATATTGATGATCAGGCGCTTAATTTTCCCCGTAGCGATCTCTTCAAACTTCTTAGCCATGACCTTATGGTGCCGTCCGTCAATGAACCCCGGCCACATGGCATGGGCGAATTTATTGAAATCATCAAAGGCTTCTTCTCTCTGTTGGCTGGCTTCTAAGGCGTCAAGGTCATCAAGGTAGGCGGCTTGTTCGTTAGAAGGCATCGCAAAGAAAGTAACAGCGGCTTCTTCTGCCTCAGTCTTAGGGAGATTAAGAGCAAACATCACCCTCCTGATAAACAGGTCGCGCTCCTCTTGCATCTCTAGTAATTGTTTTTTATTCAAGGTTTCTCAACTTTAAGTAAGACGGCCTCACACTACGCGCAGAATTCTTTGCCCGCCGGCATATCCCC